ATTTCTTTTATTTAACCCTGAATTTTTCATAATTGGTGCAATAGATTGAACGTATTTGTCAACGTCCACACCCTTAGCTTGTTGAGCCGTAATAGTTTTAAGTAAATCCTGCGCCGCTTGCATCTTGTCGTCATCACTTCTATCAGGATCTAACATTTTACCTTGGAATGCTTTCAAATCGACAGTTGCCATAGCAGTAGGTTGTTTAGGTTGTTGTGGCTCCTGTGGCTTACGTCTAAGTAAATTAGCAGTAGCTCGACCTAATGCCGCGCCTACTGTTGCGCCAGCTTTTTGTGTTGTGGTTGCATCGGGATCTGTCATAGTTTTAGTAGCAAGAGGGCCGCCGATTTTATCTATTGCCGCATCTTTTGCTTTCTGGAGCATGCTTTTAGTTGGCTTTACGCCTTTAGCGATGTCTGTTAACTCCATAGACACTGCATCTTTGTTATTAAGAGGATACGTCCCAGGTATAACCTTGTTCAATCCAGTTTCAGGATCTTTAACTTTAGGATCTACTTCTTGCCACTGCCAACCCTTTTTTGTCTGAACATACTGATATGTAAGTCCGCCAGGATGCTTAACAACTTGATTTTGCATTTTTTTAGCCTGAGCTCGTTGAGCACCGAATTCACCAACATCGCCTGAAACTTTTGATTTGGCGGCATTAGTTGCGGCTTGTTTTGCTTTTAGTGCATCTGTACGTTTTTGCTTTGCAAGGTCTGAGAATCTGCCTCTACGCATATTATCATTGGACTTATCGGTTGCAGGTGCTTCTGTAACAAATTCATTAATCTTCATAACTACTCTCTTGATTTAAAACTTTTTTTATGCCTCTAGAGAATTTTTTAAAATCACCGCTCTTGATACTGTTTATCATTCGTCGTTCAAGATCCAATGCATCATCTTTGTCGTAAAGTTCGTGTAACATTTTTTTAATGTTGTTAACACTACTCACTAAATGCTCTACACGATTTTCCAAAACATGATGCTTATCCCGATCTATAGAGATTTGCTGTAGCTCTTCTAGAATAGATTTTGTTTTGCGTTGTGACATTTTATTATTCCCTGTACACTCGTATTTATCTATTATAGGTCATTTTTTTTCATAAACTCACGCATGTTTAGAGCTTGACTCACAGTGTCTTTTGCTTGATTGTCTTCGGCTTTGATACTCTTATTCCTACTCAGTTGCTCTAACAGCCCGCTAGATGCAACACTAACTGCGCCTTCTTCGTCATCAGCTAAATCTTCGACCCTGAGTGTATCTGGATCAAACTTCAAGTCAACTTTACTGCCTACTCCGCTTGAACTACGAGTTTTCATAAACTGTATCTGATATCTTCCACGTTCACGCATTGCATTACTTGTGAAAATACCAATAACGTTATCTGCTGTTTGTATTTTTGAAATACCGCCAGCAATGTGATGATGATCAAACTCTATTTCTTCTACTGCGCCTCTATTCAACTGCGATGCTGTGACTAATATTGCACCAGTCTCCACTGCTAAATTACGCAGTTCCTCTGACACATATTTGTCTTTGATAAACAAATCACCTGGGCTTACCCTAGCACTTATTGGCATCATTAGATCTAAATAATCAACTAGTATTGCATCGACTTTAATATCACTGTTTATTTCATACTCTCGAACAAATGCTCTAATATCATTGGCATTGACCCCGTTGGTCATTTGTTTAACTCTAAATTTGCCTGCGCCTTTTCCTTTCATACGCACTTTGAGATCCACATCATCCATGTTACGCATAATTTCTTTTGTGCCGTATCCACTCACCATTGCATCTAGACGCATACTAATAAGTTGCTCGCTAAGTTCCAAACTGATGTACACAACATTAAGTCCTGCTAAACTCCAATTTACTCCAAGGTTTTGCAGGAATAAACTCTTACCTGCACCAGAGCCGCCTGCAAAAATTGTTATTTCACCTTTGTTCAGACCACCGTATAATTTTTGATCTATATGTTTCCAACCAGTGCTTATTGCACCTGCTTGACTCTTTATATGCTGTAGACGCTCTTTAGGATTTTCAAAATATTCCAAACCCAAATCTTTAACCAGTCCAACTTGACTGGCTTCTTTGATTTTATTTTCAACTGCACCGTAATCCTGCTTTTCTAGCAAATCTGTGCTGTCAAGTATTGCTTTTTCCAGTGCCTTGTGTCTACAAAATCGCTCGAAACTATCCAAAAACCACTCGACATGATTGTCAGATATACCGTCAATACGCTGTAGGTCTATATTTGTAGTAGCACTAATCTGGTCTATCGTTGGGATACTACTATATTCCGAAGCATGCTGTTTTAAAAACGTTACAGTATTTTGAAATCGTTTATTAAACATAAACGGTTCGATAATATTGTTTACCCGAACAAACAACTCGGGGTCTGTGACCAAGAAGTTCAAAAACAATTCTTGAATTTCTTCCGTGTATTCTTGTATACTATCCATTTATTCTTTTCATCTCTTTTAAAATATTCATGTATATTAATTTATGACCTTCCGTGTTCGGATGAGCATCTTCGTGGCTTATACGTTTATTGTCCATCATCACAGACAGCGGTTTTGTAGTCCAGTTTTCTAAATTTAAATTTTTTGCAACAGAAACTTCTGCTAATGTTAGTGAAACTTGTTTAGAAAAAGGAGTGCTTTCTAATATGTAAGGAATATGATTATCCCCCGACATACTGGTGAATAAAAATTTTGTGTTATGCTTTCCTATTAGATGCTCTGCAGACATAACATTCTTGAAAAACTCTAGTCGATAGTCTTGTAGTGTTTTGCCCACAAGAATATCAGTTGACATTGCCTTAGAAACTCTTTCTAGTGAATTATGCAATCCCTTATTCGACGGATTGTCAATATCTGCCAACTTACCATCGTCAATGTGCCAACTATACAATTCCTGATTTGTGTAATCTTTATTTTCTGCAAACAGATTGTTTGTTGTGACGTGACCTAAATTACAGTAGTTAATCCATTGATTAGCAATTTCACTAAAACGTTCTTTTCTATGAATACCGGTCCACTGGACTATAACGAAATCGTAAGTGTTTTTGCTTAACTCTTCTGCTGTGGTCCTAAAAATTTTATCATTGCTGTTGCCGCCTAAGGCTAACAGATTTACATCATAATCTTCTGCAAGCATTTTGGCCCACGTGTACTGATCATTTGGAACTAGCCTGCCTGTTACAGGATCATGTAACACATCACTGCCAGCAGTAAAACTACAACCGTTTACTAGTATTTTCATAGATACTTACCAACCAAATATCCTGCTAGGAACACAAACCAGTCAAATATAAAATGCATAAAGAAAGAAATTGCAAAGATTTCTTTCCAGTGTTGTTTGCAAATGTCCAGCCACTCTGCTATTTTTTTCATAACATCTTCCGTTGTACTTGTATTTTTATTTTATTATTGGTAGCAAATTTTACTATACTGCTTACAGTAAGTAAACGACCATACTCGGTTACTGCATCCGCGGCGTCTTTAATACTATCTTTCCACGGAGGAAAACTAACCTCCCATCCTAACTCTACTGCTCTATCAATTAATTGTTTGCCTGCATTATCTCGATCCGGGCACAATATGACTCGCTTGTTTAACTTGTCTATCAAATGTGCCTGCTCGGCGGTTACACCGTTGCCCAATACACTGATTCCATCTACTAAGATAGCATCAAAAACTCCTTCTGTCACAATAACAAAATCTCTATCAGTGTCAACAAACCTGTCTATGTTAAACACATACCCGCTTTGCATATTTAACAAATATTTAGCTGTTTCTTTACTAGGGGGATTTATGTGCCTGCCTGTCCAACCTACTAATTGGTTGTTATACATAAAAGGCACAACTAAACGTGCATTATACATACTGTTGTTTATGTGCAATAAAGGAAACTTACCTAGCAATCCACGCTGGATTGCATATTGTTTTACTTTGTGGTCGTCTGGCAAATCTTCTACAAGAGAAGTCTCGTCGGGCAATGAGTGTGTTTTAAATTCTGCCGCACTGTAAACATAACTGTCGTTAGCATCATCTATTTCCAACTCTTCGCCGTACTTCATTAGATTCAACACCACGGTATGTGCATCTTTTGCAGTAACTCCTAGTGCTTCAACTAGCTTTTTATATTTTACACCTAACTTTGTACTTGGGCTCCATCCTGTAGTGTAGTTACAATTAAAACAATGATAACTAATTTTACTACCTGATTGTATAACACCAGCACGTTTTCGCTTGTCACTGCACATTGGGCAGTCAAACGTAATCCAGCCGCTAGGTGTTTTACCTGCACTGATAGGCAAGTGGTCCATTAACAATCGATGTACTTGATCTACTAGTTCATGATGATGCATAAGATTATTATAGCATCATGTAGCACAAAGTCAACTAGTTTCTAAGAAGGACTTTATCTATAGATCCAGATGTTTGTTCGAACCTAACTCTAATCCAATTAGTGTTAATTGTAAAATTGAAAGGATCAACGCCGGTAAATGTCGTTGTGTAAGGTATTTTTGCTTGTCCAAAATCACCCTGTACATTAATGTTATACCAGTCACTTTCTTGAGTTGGTGCTGTTTCCAATGCGGAGCCTTGTATATACACAGCACCCACAAAATCGGTTAAGTATAATGCAACCGTGTGCTTGCTATGCCTAAAGTTTTTGTCTTGGTTGCCAAACAATGCGTTGGACACAAATGCATTTGTGCTATCACCTAATGCAACATTTGAAATCTGCGTAAATACATTTTGAGTTTGTGTGGGCGCAGGTTCATATTCCATAGAACTGCGAATTTCTAAATCTGTTAGCAGTCTATCGTTCTGGTTAGCATACAACGGAGACTGGGTTTGGCCGGCATCGGTGCTTTCTGTAATAGAAATATGATACAACCCGGGAGATAAATCTGTCAAGTCTCCCTTTAAAATGTCCAATTTTGCTTCTCCAGTAGTACCACTATTAACCAAAGTTAAAGGTTTAAACATCACACGTCTACTGGTGTTAGGATCAATTATACTTGCATAAAGTGTTTTACTACTTAAATTTTGTAAAACACGGTCTCTATTTCTCACAAAAAAACTTAAAGTGTTGTTAAGTCCTTTGTGTGCTACTAATTTTGTTTGATTCATTGGTCTGTTATCCACGCTTATACCGTCTGAACTTAGAACTAAATCTACAGACTGGTTTCCTAAAAAATATAATGTATGGGCTGTACCACTCGACATATTCTATACCATTATTATTACAGTATTTATCTAAGACAGTAATAAATATCATTGATGACTAAAGAAGAAGAACTACAAGAAAAATTTCCGTTTTTAACAGGTTTACTATTCAGCGATACAGAATTTGTAGGTATAGTCCAAAATCAAGACAAACAAATTATAAGTTTTTACGATATTGAACGCTGTAAAACAGAAGAGCATAAAAAATTAATGTTAGATTACGGAGACTTGTGGTGGTGGGAAAGCAACCGACAATTACCTATTGACATATTTTTGTTTCAAGAAATGCAGGAATTACAATACTGCCTAAGAACATTTGTACTGAAAGAAACTGAAATTATCTTTGGTCCTGTCACTAGCATGCAAAACATTTTGAAAAAACGAATCAAAAGAAGAAGTATTCAGTTAGTTAAAAAACCCAATTAGAGTCGATCGACAATTAAATTCAATTGGACCAAAATTACCATTGCATATCCAACAGCATGGCTCTTCTTAAAAAAGTAGTCATCAGTCTGTTCCCAAACTTCCTTTTCAATAACATCCCAAGTATTGCCCACTAAATATCTTTTGCCAGGACGGATCATAGCCAATATCATTGCAAGTTGTTCAACGTTTTTAGGCAAATGTTGTTTCACAATGCTGAAATGTTTACCAATGTGAAATAACTGACTAACAACCTCTTCATGTTCAAACAACTCCCACATAGGCTCTTGTGCAAGCAACCTATCTAGATGTGCTTCGCTTTCAATATCTGCATACACACTGTTATTCAAAAAATCTACTTTAAAGTAGCCAGCATCTTCTGCTTGTTTGTGATCTACGGTACTGAAGCCATCTAGCGGAAAGGACGGGATAGGCTGGAAGTAAACACCGGTATTGTGTTTTTCAAACGTTTCCTCCCGCTTGATACTAGCTGGTATGTGCCTGACCAATTTCAAAAATTGATCTCTATCGGCCATATCGATATCTACATCAAAATTAATCTTCATTTTTTAGTTTTTTTAGTATACGCACATTATCCAACAAACTTTTCAAATCATTTTCATCAGAAAGTAAATCGATTGCTTCTAACAATGCATCTAACTTTTCTAGTTTTTCTTCAGTTATCGTATATTTCCCTATTTTGATATCGGGGTTAGTAGTCCATGTTGTATCATCAAAAGTAATTGTGTCCGTTAAAATACTAAAAGTATCGGTTGCAGTTGAGGTATCACTGATTGTGATAGTGCCCATATTATCCCAATCAATATCATCGCCCACTGTAACGGTCAAGGGTTCGATTGATAAAGGGTCGTAATCTTCATAATCATCTGTCATAGAGAGAGCTCCATTTTTCAAGTTTACTTCGCTTTTCTTTTATACGTTGTTGTATATCGTCATCCGTGACATAACCATATTCCTTTAACAATTCTATCATTAGTATAACATCACCCACTTCATCTTTCAAGTTTTTAATATATTTGGGTTTTGCGTTGGTGCGAATTACTTTACTACATGCTTGTACAAGTTCGCCGCACTCTTCCATAGTTATTACTAATAATTCATTGTGTCGTTCCATGTCAAATCTCTTTGTTTTTAAACTCTGAGGCTAACGGAAAAATATTAGCAATAGCATCTGCTACTGCCCAAGCAATTTCCATATGCTCTTTTTGTGTACCATTTGCACCACGTAATTCAATATAATGTATCCAACTACGCAGTGTACCATTTACATACATGCGGCTTACAGTGTTTCCTTCTGGTAGTACTGCTCTTGCCTGCTCTTTGGCAATACCGTTGCTTACAGCCCACTTGTAAGCGTCTGTGGCGGCTTTAATTACCTCTCTTTGGCGTTTATGCCATTCAATTTCTAATCCGTCGTTGTCTGCTTCTATGCTGTTCTGCCTATTCTTAGGATCTTGCAGTCTTGCTTGTCTAGTTTCAAAGTCTAAATCCTGTGTAGGATCTGCATAACGTTGACTAAACTCTTGGAAACTAAAACTCCTATGACGTAACAGTTGTCTTGCAATGTCTCTGGTTGTTTCAATCTCCATACACGCAGAAACCATTTCTAGTGGGCTCCAGTGTTTATGTTTCATCAAATACTTCACAAGTTTTTCACTTGTCTCTTTATTGTTCTGATTATCTGGGTTGCTCACTCTTGCACAATAAGCAATCAAATCCAAAGCAGAACCTAGATCTTCTGTGGGCTCTGGTGTTTGACTATAACTGATTAATTTAACGTTCATATTTTGGCTTCCTTACATGCTTGTTTGATTTGATTTACTTCTTCTTTATTAGAGTTGAATAGTTTCATCCAAAAGGGAGGATCGATTATGTCTTCGATCATTTCAACTTGTTCACTATTCAATCTCTCTAATATCTTGTCCCCAGTTTCGCTCAAATATAAAACCCAAGGACTAATTTTTGCACTTCGAATATCATGCACTGCTCTAGACGGTGAAACTTCACCAAAGTAGTTTTGCCAATCGTTTTCCGTATCCTTTGCCCAATCTGCCAAATATATAATTGTGCGTTCAAGTGCTCGCAAACCAGGTTCTCGTTTCACATACTGTTTTAAATATTTGTCATACTCTTTATCAGAAGTCCATTGCTTTAACTTAATTCCGGATTTAATCAAGTATTGAGTATATTTTTCTGGCTCAAGCCATTCGTTAACTTGACAAGCTCTACCAAACTTTACAAACGCTTCATAGTATTGACTTAAAATAAAATCTTCTATGGACTTAGATGTTTTTGCAGTTGTGTTCATCTCGTAAAACATTTGGAAGGCTCGATGAGCTAATCGTATGTGGCTCATCTCCCTGTCTGCCCACCTACGCTTCTTAACGCACATATGGACTGAAAGGGTGCGTTCACTCACAAACCCTTTCCCGCACCATTTACAATCTAGTTTTTCTGTCACTTAAACAAGTCCTTTACTTCTTTGTCGTCGTATCCATGAGCTAATGC